GTAGATCCTGAATTTACATTTATTTATTTTGATATTTTTGTTAACTATAACTCTGCTACTACAAACAAAGGAGCAGGTAGCATTTCAGCGTTAGTCAGAGATGGTGTTTCAAAGTTTAGCGACGACAATCTTGAAACATTCGATGGGGTATTCCGCTACTCACAATTCTTAGAATATATTAGCGACTTAGATCCTTCTATTGTTAGTTCATACGCCCGTGTTTATTGTTCAAAAAGATTCATAGCTAGAAACGCAAATACGACAACATACAAATTAGAATTTAATTTTCCTCTTGATAATCCTTCTGATCCTACAGAGTCTTTAATCTCAACAAGCGGTTTCATAAGTGGAGGAATCACATACTACTTACAGGATGAAGAAACAAGTGTTGAAAATATTCGTAGTATATCGCGTTGTTTTTTTAGTTCTGATGGAGTTAAAGTTGTAGATGCTAGAAATGTTGGAACAATTGATACCTCAACAGGGATTATAGAAATTGATGATTTTAATGTTGACACAGATACGATAGTTACTTTATTCGCTAGACCTGAATCAAATGATGTTGCACCTAAAAGAAATCAAATAATCGAAATTGATTTAGAAAATACTAAAATTACATCTACTGTCGACACAATCGCAACACGAGGAACCTCAGGTATAGATGATTATGTAACAACACCTCGCTAAATTAATGCACACCTCAATAGCAAATTATAGACCTTCAAATCACGAAAGAGATAAAGTTCGGGAATTGGTTCCGCAATATCTTCGTGATTCTGCGGGGAATCTTATTTCCTTTATGGAGGAATATTATAACTACTTAAATCGTGAAGGATATGCTTCCTATGAGCTAGATCACATTATCGATGAAGGTGATATTGATGTGACATCTGAAAAATATTTAGATGCTATTCAAAGTGAAATTGCTAAGATTGTTCCTAATTCGAATGTTGTTGATCGCAATACTCTATACAAAAGAATTGTTCATTATTATCGAATAAAGGGTACACCAGAAAGTGTTAGTGTTTTCTTTCAAATAATGTTTGATTCGTTAGTTGATGTTTATTATCCAGGAGACAACTTATTTAAACTTTCTGCAGGAACATTCGATGGTGTAGGTGTTAATGGCGTGTATACAAAGGATTCAGGATTCTTGTCAAATGCTGATAAAATCCAAGATTCGCTCTTTTGGCAAGATTATAGTTATAGGATTAGAACTAATGTTGAAGCTTCAAGATGGCAAAGCGCATTCCAACGATTAGTGCATCCAGCCGGTATGAAATTTTTTGTTTTAGTTGACATATTTGCTAATTCAAACAGCCGATGGGACAAGTTTGAAAAATACGAACAAACACCTGATGACACTGAAGGATGGTTCGAGTCTTTGAGGCCTCCTAGACTTCGTGGTTTCGACTCGTATGAAGGTTCACATACGCCAAGATATCAACCAGGTTGGTTTTCAACATATATTAGTGAACAAGTTATTTCAGTGGCAGAAAACTACTTTCCACTTTTTGGAAGACCGAATAGTAGTGCTTTAGATCGCACCATTGGTATTAAAGCGAAGATGCAATATGTATCAACCAACTGGACAAATCAAATTAATGCTGCTCACTACTACGAACGAGGTTTTTGGGATGATCCAGCACAACTTTGTAAATTAAATATTTTTCAACAACCTCTTTCAACACTAATTAACGAGTATCAACAAGAATATGTAGCAAATAGACTTGATGCCGAAGAAGCACCACAACCAGCAGTTGAACTTAAATATCCAAAAGGTAGTGAAGTTTGCACTTTGGTTGGTGGAGTAGAAAATTGTGTATAAGAATAAAATATCCTTGTACAAACATTATAAATAACTTTAAATAGAAACAACTTATGCCTGCAATTATTACAGACGATTTTCGTAGAAATCAAGCTAGACTTTTAGTAAACGATATAAAAGCTTCAGCTGATTCAAAATTTGATTCATCATCAGAAAACCCACCCGGAGCATGGCCATATAGAGGTAACAACAGATATTCCATTGGTCTTGGAAAAGCTGATCCTTGGGCAAATGACAGTAACGGTAATTCAGAAAGCACTACTGGATTTTCTCCTCCTACACCAGAGGGAACAATTCAAGAAGATCATGATATTATTTCAAATCTTTCAGTATTGAAAGACGTAGCAGGAACAGGTGTTAAACAACTTATTGCAAAAAACCCATGGACTCCAGGAAGAAAGTATAAAGTTTACGACGAAGCTGATGATGATATGTTTTATACCTCAGGCGATATGTATCCTTGCGTAGTAACAGATAATAACAAAGTTTATCTTTGCCTTTCTAACACTGCTACAACATCTAATTTTACTGCAGTGCTTGCTTCTAATACACAACCACAGGCTAATAGTCTTTATGGGGTTACTGTTAAAGGCGATGCTCAAGGTTATGTATGGGCGCATGTTGCTAACATTGATACGACTGATCCTCTTTTAACTAATCAGTTCGTTCCCATCAATAGTTCTCCTTCAATCACACCTGCACAAAAGCAATTGACAGGTGGACTCATTAGCCACATCGGAATTACGAATGGAGGAACCGGATACACCAACCCTCCATCAGTGGTCATCACAGCAGTTGATTATAATGGTAATGTGGTCAATACCGGTATCAGTGCTCGATCAGTAATTGATGGCGGGGTTGTTACTCGCATAGATTTAGTTGACGCACTCCAAAGTCCACTCACTGATGGTTCAGAAAGCTATTGGGATCATATTGATGGCAATCATTTAAATGCTACCTCATCGAATCGTGTTAAATATGTGACAGTTGCGATCGCTGCATCAAGTGGAACGAATGCAACAGCTTATGCTACTGTCGCACCTGCAAATGGTTACGCGATTAACGCAATCGATATTCTCCCGACATGGTTTGTTGGTCTTACAGCTGAGTTTGTAAATACCGAAACTGACAATGATGCAGCAATTATTGATTTCAGACAAGTATCACTTTTGAAAAACTTTACGCGAAACCCGAACCATGGAGAAGGAAGTGACGCTGCAGGGGCAATTACTTTAGATGCTCTTAAATATGTTAAGCTCGCTGGTACACCAGATACCACAATTATTAATTCTCTTTCTCAAGGTGATGTTCTTACGTGCGGCACTAACCCTGTTGCTAAGTTTTATTTTGATTATTATGATTCTGCTACACAGAATCTTTACTATCACCAGAACTCAAATCCTGAAGTTAATTTCATTGATGCTTCCGGATCCACCGCGGTTAAGTCGGAGTCTAATACAATCGCAAATACAGATAGCGTTGGTACATACAGACCTGAGTATAATGCGTACGACTCTCCACCGGATGCATACGACTCTCCGCCGAATGGTACAACAAACGGTGAAGTTATTTTTCACGAGAATAGAGCACCATTCCAACGCGGATCTTCTCAAACTGAAGAAGTAAAGCTTATCATACAATTATAATAAATAAATTTTATGGCAATCACCACATATTCTAACACACCCCATTTTGATGATTTTGATCAAGATAATAAATATCTTCGCATCTTATTCCGGCCCGGGAGGAGTGTTCAAGTAAGAGAGCTTAACCAGCTTCAATCTAATATTCAAGATCAGATTGATAAATTTGGTCGTCATATGTTTAAAGATGGTGACCGAGTTTTAGGAGGTTATACAACATATGATTCAAGTATTCGAAGAATTGGTGTTAATTTAGGTTCAGCAACTGTAACTGCAGCAGAGCTCACTTCTCTAGCAGGTAAAGAAATAACCCTCGGCAGCAAAAGAGCTAAGATTTTAAAAGCTGAAAAGATTACGGACAATGTTGATGGTTATTATTTCTATCTTAAAGCAATAGGAGGAGACGATTTTGATAATATTTCAAATGGTAATGTTTTTGCTCTTTCAGAAACAGGGGCAAGTATCACACTCACTGGTGTATCTAACTCTCCAATTACTGATACTGAAAATTTTGCTACATACAACGTAAATGTTGGTGGAACTAACAAAGGTGTGCTTGCTTATGCAGGTGGTGTTTTTCAAGATGAAGGTGTGTTTTTTATTAAAGGTCACTTTGTTCACACCGATGCTACGTCAACTTTTTCTATTAAAGCAGTCGATAGCGCGGGTGTTATTTCTAAGTTAAGTGGTTCTGCAGTGTTTGATATCACGGAAAGTGTTATAACAAGTTCTGCAGATTCTTCGCTTAATGATAATGCAAATGGAGAACCAAATGTTAATGCGCCTGGTGCTGATCGTTATAAAATTTCCCTTGATCTTAAGTTTATTCCTTTAGATACTATTCCTGCAAGTGGTCAGCAACACATTAACCTTCTTGATATTAAGGAAGATGGAGTTGTAAACCCTGCTCGTACTGAATATAGTGAGCTTGGTAAAGCACTCGCAGAAAGAACTCAAGAAGAAAGTGGTTCATACGTTGTTAATCCATTTAAGAACGAAGTTCGCGAATACTTAAATGACTCTTCTGGTAACCGCGGTAAATACACAGCGGTTGAAATATTTAATGGATCAGAAGCAAACGCTCTTCTTCCAAATGTTACTGATGATGATGCATCAGCAACAGCTGAAGGTAAGAAAAAATTTATTGTAGGTGTTGAACCCGGAGTTGCATATGTTCAAGGTTATCGTGTAGAGCTTGAAGACAAACAGGATGTTGTTTGCGATAAAGGAAGAGAATCTTCCGATCAAGGAACTGAAACCAATTATAAGCTATCAACTAATCGTGGACATTTTATTGAAGGATCATTTACTCGAGCCGACGATGGTGGTACTGCTAAAGAAATCGTAATTGCTGATGTTAATGCTTTTGAATTTGCTCCAAGTAAACAATACAAACTTTTTTCTGATCCCACTTCTACTTCTACTAACGACCAAGTTGGTACTTGTAGAATTCATGCAATTGAAAATACTAATTTTAACAATGCTCCAAATCCGGCAGGAGATGAAACACCAGATAAAACAGAAGCTTCTAAAAGACTTTATATCTATGATATACAATTGCTGAGTGGTAAAAAACTTAGTGATGCAAAAGCTCTTATTCTAAATCCTGCTACTACTACACCCGATGAACATACAGTTTTACAAAATAGCAGCGGGTTTGAACTTAAAGATACTGGCGAAAATGCTTCGCGGATGGTGTATCCTCTTGGAGGATACGATGTAAAAGAAATCAACGATACAAATGCAAAACGTATCGTTCAGAGACGTAAAACGGCTACTCATGTTTCGGCCGGGGTTATTACAATTACTGCAGGAAACGGAGAAAATTTTATAAGTACAGATCCAGAAGATTATGTGATTGTTCAGGCTAATGCCGGAACTGATAGTACAGCTGGTGAAACATTCGCAAAGGATGTTACGTTTAATGGTACAACTGCCACAATTAAACTTAGGCGGGCGGATGGAACAACTGCTCCTTCAAATACTGATGCTATTGTAGTTTTTTATCCTGCTGAAGTAAAAGCAGAACTAGGTGTTAAAAGACAAGCTGAAGGAATATTTACTAATGCTGATGCTAATGGTAGCCCTGTAGACATGACATTAGGCCATGGTGATATTATTACTTTAAATAAAGTAGATGCCTATAGCATTACTAGTGTAAAACACAATAGCGTATCATTACCTCTTTCTGATTTCGAATTATTTAGTGGACAAACTGATACGCATTATGGTCTTTCACAAATAGTTTATAAAGGATCACAAAGTTTAAAAGCTGCTGCGATTGAGGTTAAATTTAACTATTATAATCATACAACGCCCGGCGTATTTGCTGCAAATTCATACAGAAAAAGTAGCGATACAAATTCATCTCCAGTATATATGGATTTGGAAGATATTCCGCAACATGAAGATCTTAAATTATCAAATTGTTTAGACTTTAGACAATCAATTGAAATTACTACTGAAGGTGGAGAGATTAAACCAAATTCAGTTACTAATGTAGATTTTACTTACTATAAACCCCGCAGGGATATTATAACTTTATCTCAGCTAGGTGAACTTAAATACGTAAAAGGTAATGCATCTGAAAATCCAATATATCCAACAATACCTTCGGATTCTTTAATACTTTACAGAATTGAAAAGCCAGGGTATTTATATTCACTTGACGATTTGGATATTGATGTAGCTAAAAATCGCAGATATACGATGAGTGATATCGGTGATCTTGAACAGCGTATTCACAATCTTGAATATTATACATCACTATCACAATTAGAATCTGAAGCTACTGAAACGCAAATTAACGATGGTAACGGCCTTCCAAGATTCAAAGGTGGTATTATTACTGATTCATTTAGAGGCCACGGTGTTGGAGATACTAATAGTTCTGGTTATCGTGCTGCAATTGATCGAGATAACTTTACAGCACGGCCAATGTATCTTTCTGATAATGCTCGTTGGAGTTATGTTAGCGGAATGGGTTTCAATAGTGTTTCTGTTAGTTCTTGGAACGGTGAGAATATTTCAACGAAATCATATTCCGGAAAACGTAAAAATTCTCTTACACTCGACTTTATCGAAAAGGTGTTAGTTGATCAACCGTATGCTTCAGATCACATTAGTGTTAATCCTTATGATGTTGCAACTTGGAGCGGAAACCTTGAACTTTCACCTTCTAGTGATGAATGGAAAGATGTGAATAATGTTCCTGAAATTGTCACAAACATCGACGGTGATAATAGCGCTGTTATGCAGCAGATTGCAAATGATCCAAACATATTAGGTACAGAGTGGAATGAGTGGGAAAGCGAATGGTCACCAGCTCGGTGGTCATTCTGGAACAGAACGGGTAGAACAGATACGTTTACCACAAGAACCCGCGTTTCCCGAAGAAGGAGACGTATCGATACATTCCGTAGAGAATTGCGAGAAGGTATTCAAACATCTCTTGTAGAAAACTTCCAAAGAGAAGTAATTGATGATAGAGTATTAAATGTCACCTTTGTTCCATTTATTCGTTCTCGTAAGGTGCACTTTAAAGCAAGTATGCTTAAGCCGAATACTACTTTCTTCCTTTATTTTGATGATGTTAACATTACATCTTACGCTACTGACGATGAAGCATTTGTTCAATTCGGAGGTGAAATTCCGGTTACAGGACAAACTCTTGTTGTAGGAACAGATGTTGCAAGATACGAGGGACTCTACGGTACTCCGGCTCCGGCAGGTGAGACTAGTATTACTGGAACGAATGCAGGTGGCATAGTTTCGAACGCTGCTGGTGAAGTTGATGGTTGGTTTGTTATTCCTAATAACGATAGTCTTAGGTTCCGCACAGGTTCACGACAAGTTCGACTCACTGACAGCGCAGCTAATAACAGAGTTCTAGAACTTTCTTCGGCTGAAAGTACTTACCATGCTAAAGGGTTGTTAGAAACACGTCAACAAACAATTCTTTCAACGCGGCAGCTTGTATTAGAAAGAACACGTCTTCAAGAAAGAAGAAACGTTCTAGTAAGTTCACGTGTGGTTCGCAGAGATCCTGTTGCACAAACATTTATGATTGGAAATGAGCCTACCGGCATTTTCCTTTCTTCGGTTGATATTTTCTTCCAGGCAAAAGATCCTAACTTACCTGTTGAACTGAGTATTGTTTCAGTTGAGAATGGCATTCCTACACAAAAGACAATTCCATTCTCACGTGTAAATAAGCTTACTGGAGACATCTGGCCTTCAAATGTTACTGCAAATGAAGACGCTTCGGTAGCCACCAAGTTTATGTTTGATACACCGGTTTATTTACAACCTGGTGTTGAATATGCAATTGTTCTTCTTTCGAATAGCGCAAGGTATCGCGTATGGCACGCTGAGGTTGGTGGCACAGATGTTGGAACAAATGCTGAAACTATTAATAAGAATGTTAATATGGGTGTTCTTCTTAAGAGTCAGAACGCATCAACATGGACACCAGATCAAAATAAAGATCTTAAGTTTACACTAAACAGGGCTGATTTTAAAACCACTTCTCAGACAGGATTGTTCACCGGACTTTCACCACAAAGAGGACAAGTTACATACATTGACATTACCACCGGTTCGAATAATGGAGGTTCTGGTTATCTTGGTGGTCCTCCTAAAATAACTATTGGAGGAGTGACAAGCGGAGGAGCTACAAGTGAAAATCAAGCAACTGCTAAAGCCTTTATTAAAAAAGGAGGAGTTATTGATTATATCGAAGTT